GCTATCCATCGTGACTTCCCGCGCTTCTGCTCCGCTGATACTGTCCGCGTCTCCTGCCGCCATTAGATCCGAAGCGATCACCGTGAACGTCCGATTGATTGCACTGATGAAACGCTGGTCTATTGTTCCGGAAACGTCCTCATACCGTGTCAACTGTACAGCGCAATCTGAAAATTTCTCTTTGAACTCCTGATACAACTTATATGCCTTTTCCCGATCTGAGAGTGAATTTGGATAAGTGACAAAAAGGTGCTTTCCGCTCCGGGATACATTAATGGTATACTTCATGAGCGGGCTCCTGTCCGGATTTCCTGAGTCACCCTCATAGCGCCCAGATCGACAATAAGATTGGCCAGTGAACCCGCTATCCCGGACAGCCGGGAAGGGATACCCATGCGCCGTCTGACAAGTTTGCGAACCGTGTTGAACTCTGCTTGCTGCTGGCGGGCTGTCTGTGCCTGTAGCTCCGCTGCTTCTATCGCTTCCGCGCTCCGAAGCGCTGCTGCGATCTGACGGGCTCTCTCCGGGCTCTGGGGGAGCCGGGACAGCCTTGCCGCTTTTTCCCGAAGATCAGTTGCTTGTTTGCTCATTGGGGTGCCTCCCTTTGAATGTGGTTGAACTTCCGTCTTATCTAATATACACCAATACATTTCAGAAATACAAGTATTTTTTTTATTTATTTTCACCATCGTGCCTAACCAAATATACAATAATCATTTAGGCAATTGTAAAATTTTATTTCATTGTATATTTTTTTGGCTCCGAAATGAAAACGCTATAAAAACGCTATAGCACTACATAGTCCCCTTAACTGTCTAAAAATTTACAAAAGAGAATAGATAACATAAAAGATACCATTTAGCTGTATAGCGTTTTTATAGCGTTTTATATTTGAACCATAGAAAAACCCCCGGCCCGCTCGGAAGCGAAACCAGGGGCAGGAGGCAGACCAATGTGGTCTGACCGGGAAACTATAATTTCAGCCGTGAATCATCAATAAGATCCCGGAGCCGCGCTGCCGCTCTCCGGGCACCGAATATTGATAGTATATCCGCAACTCGCTCCGTCACCGCATCATAGCTGATCAACAATCTTCTCACATCAATCCTCAATTCTTTGTCCAATCCCTTCTCGCCCCATTTGTCTGTGAATAAAATAGTCTGTTCTCTCGCTTCCTCCGCAGCTCTCCGAAGGCCCAAAAATATAGGAAGCGCAGCAAGTATCGATGCTATCACACCAGCGGCCGCTCCTCCTCCGATTTGGAGTACATTGCTCCAATCCATATTTCCTCCTATCATGGTTTTATCCACATGATCTGATCGCTCCCAGTATTTCTACAATCTGTATGAAGCCAATCCACATCCAATTCGACAGCAGTGATAAATTGATACGCTGAAACGCTGAGATGCGTGCGGATATCTTCCCGGACTTCCTCCGCTGTAATTCCCTCTATAATCATATCAGTGGCCCTGGAGCACCTGTGCTGCGATAGGGGGGAGCCCTCCGAACAGTCTGGCGGCCGGAAACCACTATATTTGCGTGGCCCTCCCCACCGCCAATTGTTTATCCAGATGCGCCGTTTCTCCCCAGATACGGGCCAGCGCTCCAGTTTAGAGGCACTATTGAATCGCTCCCAGATCGCGTCCGCCGTCCACGCCTGTCTCGCGTCCACCCACCAAAGAGAACTCTCACCGTATACTGAATATATCTCCGGTGGCACCAATTCATATATCCCGTAGTGGTTGGGCTTATAGACCATCTGAGTCATCTGTCGGAGCGCTCCCGACACCAAAGTGGTATCAAGATTATGGAACCTGGCCGTGAGCAAATCGTGTTCCTGAATCATATCCGCTGCGTGAGCCGCCGCTGTCGGAGTCAACATCAAATCCCCCTGTTTGTATACCACTGGAGAAGGGTCAAGCCCAGATGTAGAATCACCGCACCCATCCCGGCAATCACCCAACGTATCATGACACTAATCTGCTTTCTCAACGGAATAACTCCTTGCTGCCATATTTCCCGCGTCTTATCCCGGATATCTTTTTCATTACGTTCCAAGCGCCAGGCATGCTCTGAATGTTCATTACAATCATTAGCCATTAAGTACCCCATTCACTGCTCAAATCCTCAATCCATCCCCGGAAACGTGCCTCAAATTCCCCATCCAAATCCCCTGTCGAACGTCTCACATAATATTCAGATGATATTTTACGCAACGGCACCATCGCCTGAATAGTGTCATACGTTTCACTGCTCGCCGTATCCAGATTCAATGACTCCAGAATACTGTCCGCACTTCCTCCTCCGTCATCGCCCCTGATATCCAGTTGAGTAGCTGCTCCAGTATCCCCTCCTGATCTATAAGTAAATTGCATATCAGCGATCTTATACCAATAATCATTTACGTCGGTGCGCAGTGGGACTGTAAATGATCTTGCGGTTGATCCTATGATCGCAGTATCTTCCAACTTCACGGACTCATTCAAAATAAATCTCTGCCCCTGTTTCACCATAGGAATTACGGCCCATCCTCCCGCCGCTCCGGGGATAGATCCGGATATGATAATATGTCCGATCCGTCTATACAAATCATACCCATCCCCAGCCACATCTGACATCAAATTTGATGCACTATAAGAAGTATCAAATCCGTATTCAGCAGCCGTCATCAATGTAGTTTTCCCCAGAGCAAATACAAATAGGGGCCGGAAAGCCACTTCAACTGTACATCCAGAAGTATTGCTGGATGTGCGGTGAACCGTAATTGAAGTACCAGATTTCCCGACCACCCTGACGTATTTATTTGGAGCAAAGCCCGTACTGCTGATAGCCACAAGATCACCCACGCTGATCTTCGTGGTATCGGTCATTGATGTAATGACAGCGCTCCCCGAAGTCTGTATACCGGAAAACGTAGTGGAGGGAGTGGCGGGCAAGTCCTCAAGCGCAGAAGCGCACCCCCCGACACCCGAACCCGCAACCCAGCTCACCAGAGCACTTCCGGCAACTACATTTTTATAATGATCGCCAGCATTGATTCGATATATCGGTTGCGCATAGGGGCCAAAGGGCCGCCCAATAGTCTTGCCTTCCGTTCTGAAATTCACTCTAAAATAATCACTGCCCCCCGTAATTACTTCATAATTGAATCCAGTTATTGTTCCGAACAGTTCATCATAATACAATCGCTCCGCCAGATTGTCAAGATCATCAGTCACTGTTGTTCCCGATAGATACCCACAATCACTATCCACATCATCACTGCTTAGCGATCCAAGTAAAGTATCCAGAGCATTCAGCGCAGCTGTCACTGTAGCTCCGGTGACAGTAGAAACATTCCCGATATCTGTACTATCCAACCCTCCGATATCAGAATCCAACTGATCCAACGCATCATCCACATCCGTTCCGGATACCCCTGAATCATTGTCTATCCGGGACGCAACCAGCTTAGCATTGATAGCCGTTTCCAATTGAAACATCTGAGCAGGAGTCTCAGTATCCGTTTGGAGGGATATACCCTCACCGCGAATGACGTTGGCTATTTCCTCCTGTATTGCGTTCATTTCCGCGTGCCTCAATTGCGTTGCGTCATAGCTCCCTCCCAATTGATCGCGGTATATATCAACCGTTCCGTCGTATTTTCCCGTGGCCGTGGTTTTGCTGTCCGCGTTGGTACACCTGTGCATGATTGTTTCCTCCTGTTTATGGCGTGAATATCACTTGAGTCCACGCTGGTTTTATCTTATTGAATACGCATTCCATCAGGCTCCTATTTCCTCCCGGATCCGATACCACATCAACTACCCACTGATATTGAACGCTTGATGAATTTAGTCTTGAATCATCAATACCGTCCGGAGGGGGCATTTGAGTGACTCGCTGAATCCTTCCATCAGTCTTATGTCCTGTGCGGAATAAATCCCCGCCCGATACATCTGATATCGTGATAGTGATGCCCAGCCCTGCCGCGTAATCAATAAAGAATTGACTGCTGAGCCCTGAATAAGTCAAATATATTTTTGTGTGAACATTGGCTTGCCTCTGGGCTGTCGTCAATGAGGGAGGAGTACATATATCAGGCAACCCTGCTATCCGCTCCCAGTCCGATAGCAATTCAACGGACAGTCCGGGGACGCTTTCCCGCTGCAACCTAACCACATCAGCTTCAAAACGGGATAGCTCCGAAGCAAAGCAAGACAATAACCGCCCCAACCATGACGTTTCCGGGCTCTCCACCGCTTCCCATATTGTCCCATCAGTTTGGATACCGTATAACTTTCCATTAAGGCTTTCCAATCCAGCCATACCAATCCCATTGGCTGTCGGGGTCAAAGCCGATATCTGATAATTGAAATTGGAATCAACTTCAATTAGATATGATCCGCCTTCGATAGTTGGAGGAGCGCCGGAGATAGCCGCCATCGTCACACCATATAATTTTCCATTATGTTCCCGGAGAAAATGAAGAGAACTATCATAATCCAAATAGGGAGAGCGGGGCAATTCTACAATTGAAGCCCCATCCCAATATCCGATCCTTGCATGATCCCGTGTACCGACAAAAACAGAACCGTTGAAGGCCCTGAGCGCCCATCCACCTATAGTATCCATCCACCCGTCCTGAAGCACAGTCCACGTGCCAGCCGCGAAATCCCACTCAAATAGCGCCATACTCTCCGTCACTCCGTATAACTTATTGTTGAGTATATCCATGTAGTGTATGGCCAATTTCCCTGCCGCTTGGGGGAGAACAGGAGTCATTGAACCTGGTGCCCAAATATCATTCTTCAGAAGGAGTCCGTTGGGATATGTTCCGATATAAAGAATTGGTTGAGGGCCGGGATAGAAAGATGTGCGAAGGGAAAAAAGATCAGTTTGACCACTGGTCATAGGAGCCTCAACTGACCAAAAACCTGAGCCGGGAGTATGCTTCAATAGTGCTCCTGTTCTCCCCGTTCCCACCATTAAATACCCGCCATAAGGCTCCAGCGCATAGATCAATTCCTGCCCCAAATAAGTATCTGCCGCAAGGGATATCTCCAACTCCGATCCGAACCATTGCCATAGTCTCCCTGTTCCGTCTGTGTGACGTGTCCCCATCCAAATACGGCCGCCATAAGTCTGCGTGACCATGACTTCCAACCCGGCCGGAGCGCTGGAGGGAGATTCAGCAACCTTCACCCAATACCGGGGAGTCACCGCCAAGCACGGAGCGATCCGGAGCCGATCCCATAGCGGCCCGCTGGGCAATAGCCGTCGGAGCATTTTCAAATACTCTAAACAGGAGTATTTTTGAGACGGCTCAAATTCTTCATATGCCATATTTTTCTCCGCCTATTAAATCAAAGTCCAGAATACATCATCCAAAACAGGATATTCAAAACCTGTGAAAACGATATCAGCCAAGGAGACAGGAGTGCCGGCGACAGTGATCTGCGTGATCTCATAATCCGGAATGCCTGATGTTGATATAGCGTTATTCAATTGACTCCAAAGAATTGTCCCGCCGGGGGCCGCTTCGCTTCCGAAGAAATCCGACAGATTAGATTCAATAGCGTTTTCATACGGGGTATAATCAGTATCAATCTCAATTGTAATATCTATCAACTTACTGACAATAGGCTCAATTGCTGTCCCGGCCGTGACTGGCTTTTTTGCATTCACGTTTGTTTCTACGGCAGACAGGAGAGCGGGAGCCGGAACAGGGTCAACCCCCAGCGCCTTCGCTACTATTGACACCGTCCCCAATGACGGATTATTCGGGAAGGCCCAAGCATCCGCCACTCCAGACACCTCCCTTGCCCATCGTTCAAAATCATCAGCAGTCCCGCCCATAGGAGGAGTAGATATGCGCTCAAATATCCTTCCGGCCAAATCGCTGTCGCTCTCCTGATCCAACCCCCCGGCCATTGATACAACTTCAACTTCAGTTATTTCACTCATCGGCTCTATCATAATCAATACAGTGGCTGCCGTTAAATTTCCCGCATCCCCCGGCTCCACAGCTTCGACGGCCAACGTGAGAGTCCCGGCCGCTATTATTCCGCTGGCTGTAGTTTCTAATTCAACTCCATCTTCATCCACCACCAATGTCCCAGTCGCAATACTCGCCCCATCAACTCCAGTGAATGTGATTGTGCCTGTTGCAAACTCAGCCGCCTTCCGGGTCAAGCCCCATCGCCGGGCATGGTTGTCCAATTCGCTTTCCTCCGCTGTATCATAGAATAGCTGTTTGGCAAGCCACTGGAGGAGTCCATACAGAAGGTGGATTGCTCCCGCAAATACTCTGGCCAATATCCGGAGGAGCCCCACAGCAAGCAACGGGACAGTCCCAGTGAGCCGCTGCTCCATATCCGCTTCAATACGTTGAATAATCGTAATCAGTGTTGGTCTGGTGAACGGCATAATATTATCCCCTTCGTATAGTCTGTGCTTCCCAATTTAGGAAATATCTATAAGTAAATTCATTTGATTGAGTGACTCCTGGCCGTACTATGCGGATGGACAGGAACAATATTTGAGAACTGTATTTGGTTGCGGTCACGTCAATCTCGCTCGCCACTTCCCCGTCCAACATCCATTGAAGTGCCTCAAGACAATATTGACGAGATAATGTCAATACTTCATTGACATCTTTTCCCCTCTGTAATAACCAAAGCCTTGATCCAAATTCTATATCACTATCCAATACGGCCCCCGCCCACCATCCACCCTTGCCCCCGGAGTCATCTGGGAGCAACCGCTCATCATTCTCTCTCCTGTCGGAGAACAGAGATATGAGCACCGCTGTCTCCAGCCCTGAATCTCTGGCAGCGTCCCGTAAAGTCATATTGATATCTCCGTACCCATCCAACGGATCAAGAGTCATCATCATATCGCCTATATTTTCAAAATCCATATCAAACCGCCTTCACTTTATTCTGTCCAGCGTCCGTGATTTCCACATCAAAAGTGATTGTGCAAGAAATAGGAGGAGAGCCGGGATTGGTTGCCCCTGTCGTGGTCACCCCTGTCACCTTATCCCCTAATCTCATCACAGCATCCCCTTCAGTAGTCACCGCTATTGCCGTTGCTAATATCTTCGCACTGGTGACAGTCCCCGGAGTCACCGAACCGCAAGGAGGAGCCGGAGCCACAGCAACCACATTGGCTACACTAAATTCAATTTCCTTTTTGTATACTCCCTTGCCCTCCGCTTTCATCACCGTACTGGGGACGGACAGAACCGTAATCACCCCCGATACCCCCGGAGTGATTATGGATAGAGTGCAATCTTGATTGGCTATAAATTCTGACATTAAGTCACCTCAAGATTAGAGCCGTTGACTGTGAATTTATCCGTAGTTATATTCACTTCAGATCCGGAAGCTATGATGGTGATATTTCCTCCGGCCGCTGTGATCTCAATTCCGTCATCTTTCAACTTGATCAGGCATCCGCCCTTGTTATATAGAGCCGTATCACCTTCATTATCCAGAGCGGGCCGCCCATCCGCATTATCCGTCGAAACCAGCAAGCCCTGTTCCCGATTTCCTCCGGGAAACAGGACAATGCCCTGCGCCCCCGTAACTGGCCAGGATGCCATGCCGTATGCTTGGAGAAGGGTGACTGGTTTATCTTCCCCCGACAGCAACGCCACGGTCACTGTGGGCAGCTTTGTGGCCGTGTCGATGCTCTTCACGACGGCTTTCATAATCATCAGCGCAACACGCTTTCTGAGCGGAGAAATCCAACGCTCAAGCATATTCAATGTCCTATCATTACCAGCCATAGCCGTTCGCCGTTCCTGTTCTGACTTGTTTTTTCACCAATGCTTTATAAGCATCTTCACGTCTCAACTCAATGATTGTTCTCGATCCCTCACCGATAGATTTGGAGTAATTGACCGAAGTGATCAGCATCTTTCTGTCCGTCAACTGTAGCTCAGGAATATTCACCGATACCAATCCATTCAAAGGCCAAAGCCTTCCGCTCCTCTGAGCCCAACCAGCAACAGTCACGGTCACTTGTGATGACTTCGCCGCTCTCACCGTCGCTTCCAGATCAGCCCGATTCTGCGCATCAGCAGTGTTCACAGTTTTTTCAGCAACTATCAGCTTCGGACGGAAGCGCTTTGATGCGATGATAGGATCTGAGGATGAAGCCTTGACTGATACTGTATTGCTGTTCCATCCGTCCCCTATCTCCCGCGCCTGTCCTTTCACTGTATAATCAGAGAACCTATCTGAATAATCAATAGCAGCTGACGCTTCAATAATATTCTCCCCCGTCACCAGTTTATCGGTTGCGGGCTCCCCCTGACCTGGGCTGGTAATCAATAACCGTCCCCGCTCATCAGTTAAAAATAGTGCTCCCTCAAATTCATTCGCCCGCGCCAAAGACTCAAAAGGACTCTCCCCCGCCTGTATGGTATGGGTAAATTTCTCAGCGGTCTGCCGCTCCGCAATCACTCTCACATCAAAAGGAGCGCACAGCGCACGGGCCAGTGTTGTGACTGTGACTGTATTGTTTCTCCAAGTCCCCGGCT